AGGCATCACTCATTTCATTGTGAGGGGTAAGGTACACTCTGCTGGCACCTGTCATGAAATTAACCCCCTTTTTAACGAGGAAGAGCCCTCGGTTGAATGTGTCGCAATCCGCGCTGGCATTTAACGTCGCACAGAGACGTTCCCTAGGCATCACTCATTTCATTGTGAATACCAGTTTTACATCCGGGGAGATGTTTTGCAGTGTATTACTCTCAGAAGCAAGAGGTTTGATCTGTGGTGTGCTCCACTACATGGATCTACATCTTTTAGAAAACCATGTATCAGTCTCTCAGTGGGTTATTCAAGCCCACTGTCCATCCGCAACCTCGAGATTAGCGACTTCTCGGATACTCACTACATGAAGGAGGTCCAGTGGTATGGACACTTCAACTCTAATATTTTTGCCTATATTTGCACGGGTTATTCTGCAATAGTACCATCACACACAATGCGGCGGCGGGTGACAAGTCCGCCCGAGCTTACGTCCGAAGACTGCCTGTTTCCCAGGATTCGAGTGTGAGTTCCAGTATTGCATTTGGCTCCGTTAACTGAAGGCTGCGTGAATTTAAAGTGCGGGAATTATAATAACTAGCTAAGCCTATTGAATCTAACGTCCTAAACGAAGCTTAAAGCCCGAGGTGGGTTTAGAACGGACTACTAGACTACCGGAGCTAGAAGATCCAGGAATCTTCACTTCAGTGGCAACTGAAGGAGTTTGGTAGGGTTTTCTTTCCCCAGCTACGTCTTCTAGGCTACTACTAGCACTACTAGACCTATCTAAACTAACTAGCTGCGTGGTCATTGATCGGTGAGTTGTTGACTGCTTCACTGCTCCCTTGTGAAGTCTTCTAACTTTCTTCGACCCAGACTCATGTCTCTCATCAAGAGAAACATGTATAAGTCCTATCTCCATATCTCTGTCTGTCCAGTCTCCATAAGATACGGCATAATTGTACTTGGATTGCTTCTGGATGGCAGGGCCAACAAGAAAGAAGGCTGCATTATCCCCTGTGGTCTTGACATGAAAAGAGATATCACTATCTCTCTCTATGCATTGTCGCTGATTGAAGTGACAGTTGTTCACTTCGTAATCAGGATGACCATATTTCCATGCGTTATCAGCCTTGTTGTTGGTTATTTCCACATTCGCGTACACCCCTACGTTCCACACATCAGCCTCATCATCTGAGTATCCGATCATGCCGTCAATCTTACCCCGGTGAGGGTCAGTTGTGCTTGAAGTGGGTTGATACCCTTCAGCACTGATTGCAACAGACCAAGATCCTGCAGGCACAGGGAAAACTATCATGGGGACAGCTTTCAGGCTATTCTCGCTGTAAAACCTAGCATTAAGGTTGAAGTTGTAAAACTTCTCATCCTCAATATACCTGAATACCTGGGTTGGCATCGGGTTGAGAATTAATGCATCATCGGTTGTCTTTGCTCTTATGCGAGTTGTTGCAACACCAGTGTAAACAATGAATCTCTCATCATCTGGTGTTGGTTGTGGACTAGGTGAGGGGGAGGGGGGTGGAGATGGAGGTGGCACCGGAGCAGGTGCCGGGTCGTCGTCTACCTATTTGGAGTTCTGGAAATGGACCATCATTGTCACTTGCCAACTACCAGCTGTAGTTGTGTCTCCATTGCCCTTGTACAGAAACCTGAATTGGTCATCCGAAGTGGATACCCATTCATTGCCATTGATCTGCGAGGCTCGGTAGGTTCTTGATCCTCCTTTTGTTATTCCGAATTTAAAAACGGTGGAGGACAGTTTTGTCAACTTCAAATGTGGATCTATCTCATATGCCATTGACCCAGAGGAGGTTGAGGCAGCTTCAGAAATGAAGGTGAACCTAACCCAAACCACTTTGAACTCGTGGTACCCCTTCGTCACTCCCCCAGAAAAAGCAGGACACTCCTTAAGGCTAGGACCAAAAGTTAAGGTCCCTTCAGAATTGCCTTTCAGTGAATCAACCGTGAACACGAAGGTGTCACGAAGCCCTCGATTGCCAGGTGCAATCGGCTGTTTTCGCCTACTTTTGGGAGGACGGGGTTTTCTTGCTGACTTGTTGTTCATTTGTTGCGTCAGCGCTCTGGCCAAAATTTGTGCTGGTAACCGCACAGATCCATTATTACCACGTCTATTTCCTGATCTATTCATAGTTATGCTATCTAACTATCCTAGCTAAATTAACAGAATCTTGGGTGCTGAGGTATGTTCAGTACGATGCTTTGTAAAAAAGGTGTCAAACTCTTTACTCCACGGGATTCGATACAGACATCCAAATTGTCGAAGTATCGCTCGACTAGCTCTTGCGTATTTGGATCAATCCCGAAGGCCTTCCAGTAACTTAGCCGGTTTTCCATTGTTACTGGTTCGTCGTTCCAGGAACGGCGAGTGCCTAGTCTCTCATCTGTTCCATATGAGATCACCTTTTTCAGATATGCATCACTTATCTTCTTGTATCCTGAACCTCTGTACATTGACCTGTGGAAAGCTTCCAAAATTGGGACACCGGAATTCAAAACCAAGCCACACTGAGCTGTGGCACTCATAAAAGATTTTGTGTCCTCTCTGCTCTTCATACTCAACAAGGAATGAGAATCCTTGGATATGCTATCAGGTCTACGCACCATTCTGTATTTCCCGCCAACGCTAACGGGCTTTGACTGGCAAAATTCGAGTTTCTCAATTTCATAGACTGGTTCCTCTGTTACCATATTGAATCCGAAATTCAGGAACCAATCTTGCATGCCGTCAAACTTCCTCTCATCACTGCGTTCACAGATAATAACGCAGTCATCCCCATTGTTACACAATTCAGCCTTAACTCCAAGGTCTTTGATGTATTTGTGCATCATTCCACACATGATCAACTTGTTTCCCATGGATGTGTTAATATCACCAGACATCCTGTGTCCTTTGACCTTAAACTTCAACATCCTGTCTTCAACGAAGAGAGAAACATAGTTTGTGAGTTGCCACTTCAGAAGTAGGGCCAACTCGGGATCGTGGAATACCTTGTTATATATGGAATGTTCCCATCTAAGAGCTTGTTCCGAAACATGTTGATCGAAACGGGAAGCATCCACGCCGATTGCCACAGGCTCGTTAAACTTATCCCACTTCTTTTTGATTATTTTGCCGACATTGAAGTTATCATAGCCAGAAAGAACGGTTGGTGAACCGAACACTGCATCGATGGCGTGCATAAACTTCTTCTCGTTGAATTTTAGACGTCTTCCTAATTCAACGTTGTACCTCTTAGTACGGGGGCAAATCAATCGTGGGGCAATCTTCTTGCACATCCAGTGTTTTTCCATTTTCAGAAAAGCCGTGACATATGAATCTTTCTGTTCAACTGGTCTTTTCCTCAGATTCAGCACTGCACTGATGTATTGAGCCTTCTTGCCGGATGAATATGTGTTGGCAAGTTCCATGGGGGTGTAGGTCTTACAAAAGCCGACTTCCCTCACCACAGCATCTCTAAAGTAATCTAAGCTGTGAAAAATGTTTTCCTCAGGTTGCGGGGGAAGAATAATCTCCGTGCCTTTGCCTACAGTAAAGACACGTCTCTCGACTGCTACTAAAGCGTTGTGTAAAGAAGGGTTAGGAGATCTAAAATCTAATCCTAAACTAAACTGATTCAAGAAACTAATTCTAGAGCTAGTTTTCCTAGGGATAGCCCCACTGCGCACCACAATCTCTGGTAACCCCAAAATTGAAAACGGGGATTCAAAACCAGAGTCGGAGCAGAGCCCGTCTAAAAAACCGAAGAATTCAAGACGGCAAGTTCTCTTCGGAGAGAACAAGCTGCAGGACTATGAACAATCATTGCTGATTTCAAGTCCCTTTTGGTGGGCACAGGCACCGTCATTAGAGCTTTGTCTAATAAAAACGTGGTGCTGGAAAGATCTAGCTTGAGATCAGAGCAGATTTGTTCCACGTACCTTTGGATGGTAGCGTGGCTGACCTCATCAGACGATAAGCGTCTGTTTTTGTTTCTAACATAATGCCGAATCCAATTTGCGGCATCCTTCCTATCAGATGGCGACGAAGAGATTTGTCGCATTAATACCTTCTTTGTTCCGGGGGAGAATCCGGCTCTAACTGCCCCTTGTTCATCCTTTTTAACTGGCAGTGGTTCACCTGTGTCAACTTCCACACAGATGGTGAGGGCGAGCAATTCTGGGATGTTTTCTTTGTAAGCCATCTCCTGCTCAACCTTTGCAGCGTAGACTTTGCTGCGCTCACGGCGAATTTTTGCTTGCTTGACGGTCGCCATCCGTTGCTTCAGCGTCCCAAACCACCTCCCAAAAGGTGTTGGGCCGCGCTCCTCAGCGTACAAATCTTTGATCGTTTCTTTAATCTGATCAAACTTTGCAGTAGCTGCTGCAAAGTTGAGGAACGCTGTCTCCCTCTCTTCTTGGCTGACTGCAGTCTTGGGCTGCAATTTCAACGGAACAGGCTTTACTGCCTGGACATTTTCTTCCGGAATCAATGCCTGGTGGTCCGCGGGTAGGGCACTCTCATACCCGTATTCTTCACAATTCACAGACCCAGGTGGTCTGGTAGGCATTGGCCAGCATCCCGCAACAGGTAGAGCTAATATTCTGCTTAGCTCCTTGCGGGCGAGCGATTCTTCCATCAAAGAATCCTCGTAAACCTGGAGGCGCTCGAACTCCGCCTCTTCTACATCATCCATGAACCCATAGCAAAGGTCCACGAATGCGTCATACTGCTGAAATTTGCCTTGGAGATCCCAAAGCCATTTCTTTAGACTGCAGTAGATGGATCCGGCTTTATTATAACAGAATGATATAAAGTCGCGGATAACTCTCACCGAAGCTGTTAGTAATTGATCAAACATTTTGGTAAGATTTTGAGGTTTGTCAGACCTCGAACCCAATGTATACAGTGATTTGCACACAGATTTCTGTATCACCTTAAACTTGGGGGCCAGTAAAGGATTTT